ATATTATACCATAGTTACTAGTAAATGTAAAGGTTTATTTTAATATATTTACAATCTTTTGCGCTAAATCTTTAAACTGATCAATAGTCATGCCACGAGTAGTTTCAGCAGATGTGCCAATGCGAATACCACTGGTTTCCATAAATGGTCGAGGATCATTTGGTATGCCATTCTTATTAACTGTAATACCATTCTCTTCAAGAAGATCAGCAGCTTCTCTACCACTATGTTTACTATCACTTAGATCCATTAGGATAATATGGCTATCAGTGCCACCGGTTTGTACTGGAAATTCGTTTGCATCAAAGACATCGCACATCGCCCGTGCATTTTCAATTACTTTTGCTGAATAATTTTTAAACTCTTGAGTATCAGCTTCTATGAAACATTGTGCCTTTGCTGCAATGATATGCATTAGTGGACCGCCCTGAGTGCCAGGAAAGATTGCACTATTAATACGTTTAGTATACCTAGAATCATTCCAAAGTATTACTCCACCTCTTGGACCTCGTAAAGTCTTATGAGTTGTAGAAGTAACTACATCGGCATAAGGAATAGGACTATCATATACACCACCAGCAATTAGTCCACTATAATGTGCCATGTCAACTAGCAACAACGCGCCTACTTCATCTGCAATATCTCTAAACACTTGCCAGTCAATCTCACGTGGATATGCACTTGCACCTGCAACAATCATTTTAGGCTGCACTTCAATTGCTCTTTGGAGTATTGCATGATAATCTAAATATCCATTAGGCTTTACGCCATAGGTGTGCGCATCATAAATCTTACCTGAGATGTTAGGTGGACTACCATGCGACAAATGGCCACCGCTAGCTAAGTCCATACCAAGGATCTTATCGCCTGGTTTTAAGAATGCTTGATAGACCGCAGTGTTAGCATTTGCTCCACAGTGCGGTTGAACATTAGCGTATTTAGCTCCAAACAATTTGCAAAGAGTATCAATAGCTAATGTTTCGATATCATCCATATGATCACAGCCATTATAGTAGCGCTTGCCGGGATAACCTTCAGCATACTTATTTGTGAGTATACTACCAGCAAGATCCATCACAGCTTGACTAGCAAAGTTTTCACTTGCAATTAACTCGATGGTATTAGACTGGCGATGTTTTTCATCATCCAGTATATTTAGTATTCTATGATCCATTTTAATCCTTTTTTTCTTTCAAACATTGGAAGAAGTCGTTTTCTAAGAATCTAATTCTAGCCTCTAATTCAGCAATATATTCTTCTACGACATACTTTTCGCATAACGTTTCACAGCAAATAGATAACTGTTGCTTAGCTCTAACGGCCAAAGATTTTACGCCTCTTGTACTCATTTATTGTCTCCAGTAATTTCTTTGACCAATTATCACGGTGTTCGATGAATACTTGTGCACCCTCGTCTCCTGCAATAACAGTCACTAATTGAGTTATTGGCATGCCAGTTCGTTCTTCCCACATAATGGCATACGCAGTTTCTTGGATGAAGTAACCCTCACACCATTCTTTCTTTTTAGTCTTAGCCGCAGTCTTATAATCAATGATAGAATTCTTACCATCAAATACTCCAACACAATCAACTCTACCTGCAACACCTAGATGTTCTGAGTATAATGCGGCTTCTTGAGCATAGACCTTGGTTAATCTGCTATCAAGTATTTCTTTGACTTCCATGAAGTTTGATTGGACTACTAGATTAGCGCCATCTAAATAGTTTTCTTCGTTGTCCACATATTTTTCTAATACACTGTGGACTGCTGTTCCTCTAGTAGAAGCTCGCTTAGAGATCTTATTAGCTTCTTCAGCACCAACTCGTGCTCTCCATTCTCGTATGTGATCTTCACTAAGAATAGAAAGTACTGTAGTTATACTAGGGTAAGCAACACTATTAGGAGCGGCATATGTTCTGCCAGTGGATGCAGTTGTAGCCACAAGGTCTGTATATCCCAAATCAATCTGTTCATGTTCAAAGTTTCCCATTTTCATATAATTCCTTAGTCATTATAAAGTCTCTAACAAATCCACTTCGGACAATATCTTCCCAAGTAAATTCTACATGCTCAAAACCATTCATGTGTTTAATAATTTCAATAAAATCCTTAATACCATCTTGATCTCCTTTACGAGTAAAATCAGATTGGTAGTAATCCCCAGACATAATAAATCTACAATCTTCACCAAGTCTTGTTATGACTGAACAAAGTTCGTGGTAGTTACAATTCTGTGATTCATCAACAATAACAATTGCATTCTTAATTGTTAATCCCCTAATGAAAGAAGTAGTAAGAAATTCAACTTGTTTGAGTTGAGTTAATTTATTCCAGGCTTCAGCGTCATCAAACAAATCATTAACAATTGCTTTATACGGAGCAGTGTAGGCATCTTCCTTTTCTTCTTGTGTCCCTGGAAGAAATCCCATATCCCTAGTAGGTACAGCAGATCTTACAATAATAACCTTCGAATATTCTTTCTTAAGAACTGCTTCAAGACCAAGATATAATGATATAAAGGTTTTACCAGTACCAGCAGAACCATCTAAACATAAGTGACTTCCACTAGAAAACGCATCGAACGCAATCTTTTGATTTGATGTTAATGGATCTAATTGAGCTAGGTGTTCTATCCGTAATTTAGTTGGCTTCTTATTCATTTTGTATTAATGTTATCCCTTAGCTTCGGCGGCATGCCTTTTTTAATTCGATCTTGTACTTCTTTCCAGCCGTTACCAGCTTTCTTTAATACCGATCCCCCAGTCTCTCCAATAATCATTGGAGTTCCTATTACTTGTTGTACATTCTTATCCTTAACATATTCTTGCATGTCTGCAATAGACATCATCTTGGTGTATATTTCACCTGATGTTAAATCTTTAAAATCATATAGAGGCATTGAACCACTCCGGTATTTCACGACCTGTCCAAACCATTTTGAACCTGTCCTTTTTAGTTTTGTAAAACTTTCGATAAGAAGCTACTGCATCTTCTGAGATACATTCTGGATTAGAACCCATTGCTAATTTAAACGGTGTTTTATACCCTGCATACGGCATTTTCTTGGGCTTGTTGTAAAGTATTTTCCTTAACTTAGTGTCAGTAGAATGTACCTTATTGTACCTATATGTATACTCATCGCAAAGAGCTATAAAATGGCGATAGTGCCAATCATAATTCCTTGAGTTTTCACGAGTCCATACGGTTGATGGATGATTAAAATGGCATGCTTTGTATAAGATGTCTTCACGATGGTCATCCAATTTAAAGTATTGAATCATTGAACCTGACTTAGATGGTCTACGTTCCATAGTACCATCAACCATACGATGAACTGTGGATAGCATTTGAGCTGACTCCACAATCATTTTAACTACATGTTTGTCGCATTGTAGCTGAGCTGCAATCACAGGATCATTATCTAAAACAAATATATTCATATAGTTCTCTATCAATTAATATAGTCTATTATAACACACTTTTAACCAAATGTAAACCCCTTTGTTCAAAAGAATTCAAACAAAAGGGTTTATTTGCTACTTGGTTATTGCCTCCATATCATTAAGGTGGTAGTCTAGGTATGCGATCTTTTTGCTCATCTTATACGCTAAGACGTCCTTACCTTTTTTTAATAATTTTCTTTGATAGTATATTGCCTCATTTTTATCTTTTTTGAGACGTTCAATTTGAATATAACTCATAAGCAACACTCCGGTTAGTTAATTGAATAGACCATCATGATATAGGTTTAGCGCGTAATAATTTCTCCTATGATTTTATTAAACCAGGAAATGCTTCTTTTAATAACGCTTTTGTAATATATTTAAGATTGATATTTTTATCTTTAGCGTCGCAAAAAAGTTGTGCATCTTCTGAATGGATTTTTTCTAAAAGATCAATAAAGATCTGCTCTCTTTTAAATTGATTTAGAGTAGGCGTCACTGCGGCAATAAAATACCTAAAGGTAGGATACTCAAACCTGAGCTCTTGGGGCCTATATTTAGTCGCTTCATCTATCTCAAATTTCTTAAAAGGCGGTGCTCCTTCTGGAAGAGCTAGAGTTATAGAATTATCAAATGCAATTCTAATAATATCCCTTAAAGCTGTGCAATCTTGTTCTTGAAGATATGCAATCTTCTTCGCACGGCCACCTTTCATCTTGTTAGCTGTTGTTAATATTTCTGATATTAATGGTTTAACCATTATAAAATTCCTCCACACATTCAATCAATAAACTGCATCGTTTTTTAATTAAGTAATTTAAAACCTTCATTTTCATAACAGGCTTTTGGTTGTTAAAATTATTTATAATCTTTTCTTGTATGCCTGCAGGAATTTCTAATAAATCTATTAAAGTTTTATTCCTTTGGAAATTACGATACTCATCATGAGACATGATTTCTTTAAGATTATCTACGTTGTCAGCCCAATGTTCTATCTTCTTCATAGTCATTGGAGTTTGTCTAATACCTTCCATGATAGCATTATCAGGAGACAATACATTAGGTATACCATCACCCTTATCACCTTTACAAATATGCTCAAAGGTATATTTACGCGGATTAGGATCAGAAACAAACTTCTTTTGGATAGGAGAATACTGCTTTACATTCTTATAACGATGTAATTGAATAAAGTCTTTATCAGAAGAGATAATCATAACTGGTTCATGTTGACCGAACTCTTGAGTTTGCTGAGCCAATACACCTATAGCATCATCAGCTTCACAACCATCTAAGTGGACTACTTTGTATGGGAAGTTTTCTTTTAACTCTTCACGTACTAAGTTTAGAATTCTAAAGATTTCTCCCCAGTCTTGAGTAGATTCAGCTCTATTCTTTTTACGCATTCCCTTATACATAGGGAAATACTCTTTACGCCAGTAACCTGCGCCATCAGCGCAAATAACCATTTGACCGTATTCTTTGCGATACTTTTTATTGTACATCCTAATTGAATTCAGGATCATATGTCGTATCATGTCTTCATCATTAAGTTTTTGTACTATAATGTTGCTTAGTGCTATTTGACTATAATCAAGTAATATCATTATTTTGCTCTTGTTCTTTCATTAATTTATCAAAAAGTATTTCTAAATCTTCTTGTAAGAAATGTGAAATACCACCATAACGCATGAGCATAGAAGCTATCATGTTAACTACAACAAAGCCGTCCTTTGATTCCATATATTCTATATTTCTAAAATCAATACCTTGAAATTCATCAAGATCAAGCTCGTCTAATAGATCCTCAACAATGCTCAATGTTGTTTGAGCAATCTCTTCGCTATTCTCTGTTACTCCTATGAAATATTCTTCAGCTTCTGCTTCTTCAGCCGAAAGCTGTTGCCTTCTGCGGTCGATTGGAAATTGAATAACATTATTTTTCATAAGTATATATTATAACACAGTTTTAGGTATTTGTAAAGGTTTATTTTCCTCGCATAGACCTTTTACAGCATTACCTCCAAGTTTAATTTGAATGATTCCATTATAGTAATCATCAGTTAATAGAACTCCGCGATCAAACTGCTCTTTTGCTTCAAGATAAGCGCATTCGCCCTTAGTTCTACAAAGGTGTAGTATTTCCCTATGGAATAAATCAGGTCCATTCTGGTCATACTCTTCTTTTAAATGCTTATTAGATCCATAATAATCTCTCCAGTCTGATTCAACTAGAGTTCTTTTCCTTCTTTTCCTTTTCTTGGTTATCGGTAATGTTTTTTGACTCCAAAAGAATTTTTTCCCAACATACTTCCGGGCTGTCGCTCGATTGGTTATCATGTATACCATTCCATATACGCCTTCGGGATTGAAGTCTTCGGGCGGTTGCCATTCGTACCCTTCGTAGTGCCATGTCATATTACTCACTAAAGTCTAGAGGTTCTAGATCTTGATCCTGTTCTTCACCACAGTGTGGACAAAATAAAATTATCTCATCTTCGCTATGACCTATTATAGTTCTATTATAACAATATTCACATTCAACTATAGATCGTTTCATGCTCATGCTATATCCTTAAATTGATCCCAACCACCAATAGATATACCATCAACCTTAATTTGTGGGAAAGTTCTTGCTGCTGGGAATTTTTCAATTAACTTTTCTCTGTCAAAATCGACGTTAAGATTAAAAACTTTATATGTTGCTATTCCGTATTGCTTCATGTTCTCTGCCTTTTGTATAGCATATTGACAAAATGGGCAGTTGTCCTTACTATAAATTTCTATTGCTTTCATTACCTCTCCTAAATTAAAAAATCAATTGTTAGTACACTTATAAACTTAAACCAATCAT